GATGACTTTAACGAATGTGACAGCGGCTACTGCGGTTTATAAAATAAAACTATGAAATCACTTGTTGAACTTGCCTACGATAAACACAAAGACTGGATAAACATAGTTAAGAGCTTTGGCTGTAACCCTAGCTTAGCTGAGGACATAGTACAAAGTATGTACTTGCAGCTAATTTGCGACATCCAAAAAGGCTTAGACCTTTGGTATAACAACCAAATAAATCATTACTATGTATACAAGGTATTGCGCGGCATATACCTTAACACTCATAAGAAAGAAACAAGGATGCTAAAAGCCTACATTGATGATGTGTATTATAAAGATGATGACCCACAAAGAAAGAAACAAAATATTTTAAGATATAGTTCTGTTGTAAATAAATTAAATGAGACCACAATAGACGAAGAGGAGTATGAAAAAAATAAAAAGAAAGTTGATTCCATACTTGAACAAATGTATTGGTATGACTCCAAAGTTTTTACATTGGTTGCTAGTGGTAAGTCTGTAGCCTCACTAAGTCGAGAAACTAAAATTTCTTATTATAGTTTATATAATACATACAGGACAGCTTTAAAACACATAAAAGACAATTTATGAGACTAGGGGACTTTATTTACTACATTACTTATTATACTGGGATCAACTGGCTGGTAAAAAATATAAGCAAACTACTTAAAAAAGATTGTGGCTGTGATAAGCGAAGGGATGAGTGGAATGATATAGAGTTATGGTAAAAGAAGACATTATACTGTGGGCTAAATTTAAAGAGGACGTAAAAGACCGCCTCACAAAAGAACAGTATAAACTCTTGTGCCGTTTGCACTCAGAACTCTTAAACCACAAATACTACGAGCCTTGTAACTGCAACCCCCAAAAGTTGGTGGGTTGGATAAAAGATATAGACAAAATTTATGGAGAATATATTTAGCGCAGAGGGACTTAACGAAATACACCTTTGGGAGAAAGCCGTAGTACACTTACTCAACCTAGATGGATGGGACTTGAAACATACTGGCGGCGGATCTCAAAGCTGGGATGCTGAGGGCTACACCGCCAAAGGAGTGCCTGTAGTGATAGAAATGAAATTCAGAAACAAGCACTACCAAAAGAAAATGATACAGTTAGATAAGTTCAAAAGACTTATAGACACTGGTAAAACCGCTTTATATTTTGTCAATGACCCAAAAGGCAACTATTTATTTTGGCTAAACAACCTAAAGGACTTAGAGCCTATAGACTTTTATTTACCTGACACCACCTTATGGAGCAAAAAGAAGCATAAAAGAGCTTGTTATTTACTAGATGAGCGGCTTGCTTCAATAGTAAATATTACTGATTTTAAGAAGTAAAATAAATTTTTTTAAAAAAAGTTTGTTTATAATTTGTTTATAACAAATATTTATTTGTATATTTGTATTGTCAATAAGACATAACAAAACAAAAACAAAACAAAATGGAAAAATTAACAAATAGAGATATTATAGAAATAGCTAACGTCAAATTAATAAACGGATATTCAGAAAATAGAGTTATTGATTGGGTGTTTGAAAAGTGTAATAATGACAGCAGAGCTTTAGTATTATTAAAAAAAATACTTGATGCCGATGAAGTTAAAATAGGGTATTAATCTTAAAAGGGTTATGCCCTTTTTTTATTTTAAAAACAATGAAAGCACTTACAGAAACAGAGAAAGCTTGGATTCAAATGATGGTAGAGGCTTACGGAATGAGCGAGCAAACTGCCCTCACTTATATTCAGAACGTATGAGAACGCAGCTAGATGACCTTAGGAAGGAGTTAAGGAACATTGATGCTATATTGTACTACGACAAGCGCAAGAAGTCTTTAACCGCAGAGAAAAAAGCTGAACTAGAAAAAAGGGGCAGCGAGATAAGAACAATTATTTTTAATATACAATGAAAAAAACAAAAACTGGTCTGCATATACAGACAAGAAAAAACAGAATAGAGGTTTACACTCAAAAAGAACTTGAGGCTAAGATTAAAAAACAAGAGCTACAAAAAGACATTATAATTTATACAAGCGTAGTAGTGTTTTCTTTTTTATGCGCTTTAATTATTTATTGTGCTTTACTGTAATGACCTTGCTACAAAGACAGTCTTACTTAGTTTGGTATTCGTTTCTTATGGATAAACTCTTAGAGTGGCAAGAACAAAAACCAAACAACAAGGACTTAAAAAACTGCATTAAGGCTATAACTCAAATAGGTTTATATAACAACCTTCTGCAAACAGAGTTAGAGATTCAAACAAAAAGAGAAAGCCTTACAAGACAAGAAAAAAACAAACAGATACTAAAACTAGAACAAGAACTAAAACAACTATGACAATAAACTATTGCGGTGTTAAATTACTTGTAGACTTTAGCTACGAGGCACCAGAAAAAGAAACGTACGACCATCCAGGAAGCCCAGACAGCGCGGATATTGAAAGTATCCTTGTAGAAAATACAGACATCTACGACCTTCTAACAGCTGAACAACTTTACGAGATAGAAGAGTTAATCTGCCAAAAGATGAGAGATGAGTAAGATCAAACTTTTAGACGGGAAATACTACGACAAAGCAGAACTGCTTAAACGTATGGACGATGACACCTTTTATTATGGGGAACTAAACAAACTTGCACTTAGCAGCAGCAGTCTTAAATTGTTATTGTCTAGCCCCAAAACTTACAGGTTTAGTATGCAGTACGGAAGTGGAGATAGCAGCGCCCTTAGAATGGGGGCTTTATTTCATTGGGCAATCTTAGAGCCCTCAAAATTTTCAGAGCAAAAGTTTATAGAGGTACAAAGTAGAAACACAAAGAAGTTTAGAGAGGCTGTAGCAGAGTTTGGAACTGTTTACACCGCTAAAGAAAGAAGCGAAACAGAAAGGCTTGTAGATGCGTTCTATAGAAACGAATACGCAAAACAACTAATAACTAAGGCAGAGTTTGAGATACCAGCTATAGACAATGTCTTAGGCTATCCCTTTAGAGGCAAAGCAGACGTCCTAGCTACGGATAGAATTGTAGATTTGAAAACAAGTTCTTCTAATCTAAAAGACTTTCACTACTCAGCAAATAAGTATGGTTATGATGTACAATGTTATCTGTATTGCAATCTATTTAATAAAACCCATAAAGAGTTTGTTTTTCTGGTATTAGACAAAGGCTCATTAGATATAGGCATATTTAACTGCTCTGAGGATTTTTACTACAGAGGCGAACAGAAAGTAGAGAAAGCACTTGACTTATACAACAAGTTCTTTATAGAGGGTGCAGACTTAGATAACTATTGCTTGACTGGGGAATTGTGATACAATTAAATAAAATATATAATGAAAATTGTCTTGACACAATGACAAGAATTAAAGACTACTTTATTGATTTAACCTTAACTTCTCCTCCTTACGATAACTTAAGAGCTTACAATGGTTATAGTTTTGATTTTAAAAGTATAGCTAAAGAACTTTATAGAGTAACTAAACAAGGTGGGGTTTTGGTTTGGATTGTTGGGGATGCTACTATAAACGGAAGTGAAACAGGAACAAGTTTCAGACAGGCTTTATACTTTATGGAGTGTGGTTTTAAATTGCACGACACAATGATTTATCAAAAATCTGTTCCACCGATTAGGAGTAAAAGGTATCAACATAATTTCGAATATATGTTTGTCTTTGTAAAAGGTAAAATAAACACATTCAATCCTATTATGGTTGAAAAGAAATACATAGACAATAGAAAAAATAAAAAATTTCATAGAAAACCAGACGGAGTTTTTGTTGCTGGTTCATCAAATCCAAGTAGAAAATTAAAATTAAAAGAAAATGTTTGGAAAATATGGTCAGCAGGTGGTAGTTCTGATAAAATAGCTAGTAAGCATCCCGCTATATTCCCAGAAAAATTGGCAAATGACCATATAATAAGTTGGTCTAATAAAGGCGATTTTGTTTATGATTGTTTTATGGGAAGTGGGACTACTGCTGTGGCTTGTTTGAATAATAATAGAAACTATATTGGTAGTGAGATAAGTAAAGATTATTGTAAAATAGCAGAAAAAAGAATAGAGCAACACAAAGCACAATATAAATTATTTTAATGAAACCAAAGAAACACACACAGATACAAAGAATACTAAGATTAGAAAACGTAGTAGCACAACTATATGTACAGATAGAAGCTATCAAACTTACATTATCCAAAAAAGAAAAAAATAAAGATGAACAAAAAGATTGATTATATTAGTGGTACTGAAACAGCATACATAAGAAAACAAATGCCTGTATATAGTGGAGTGCTTAAATATTTCCCAGATGCAATAAGAGAGGTAGCAAAGACTTCTTGGATAGGCAACCAACAGCACCACCCAGACAAGCCCTTACACTGGGACAGATCTAAAAGCTCAGACGAACTAGATGCTTTAACAAGACATCTTATGGAAGCGGGAACGATAGACACAGATGGAATAAGACACTCTGCAAAGATCTGCTGGCGCGCACTCGCAAACCTACAAAAAGAACTTGAAAAAGAAGGTAAAGCACCTTTAAGTAAATATAACAAGAAACAATGGTAATACACAATGAAATATTTTGCACTTACAGACAAGAGCAAGAGAAAATAGACAAAGCAATACAACTGCTAAAACAAAACGGCTATATTATACACAAGCGAGAGGAATGAAAATACTTAACTTATATGCTTGTTTAGGTGGCAATAGATATAAGTGGGACGAGGTTACAAATGTAGAAGTAACAGCGGTTGAGTGGGACGAGGAACTTGCAAGGCTATATCAAGAACGCTTTCCACAAGACAAAGTAATAGTTGCAGATGCGCACCAATACTTATTAGACCACTACAAAGAGTTCGATTTTATATGGAGTTCTCCGCCTTGTCCAACACACAGCAGAATGAGAAAAACCAACACAGGAGAGGGCGAAAGAAAATGTAAAGCAACCTACCCCGATATGAGTTTATACCAAGAAATATTATTACTAGAACACTTTTTTAGAGGTAAATATTGTGTAGAAAATGTTATACCGTATTATGATCCTTTAATACCAGCAAACAAAAGAGGAAGGCACCTGTACTGGACTAACTTTAATTTGCCAAGTGATTTAAAAGGCAGAAAAAATCCTAAAGACTTTATAAATGCTAAAAGTAAATTCATAGAAATATTCCACAAAATTGATTTATCTAGCTATAAAGGTAAGCAGCGAAAAGACAAGATAGCAAGAAACCTAGTAGACTATGNAGCTGGTAAAACAATTCTAGAGACAGCAATAGGAATAATAAAAAAACAAAACGTAAAACAAACAGAACTATTTTGATATGAAGTTAGAAACGATTAGAGACACAATCAAAGATCTTACACAAATAGACATCTTTGAACAAACAAGACGTAGGGAAGTAATAGAAATGCGATCTGTAGCAAATAGATATATGAGCAAAGTAAAAAAGATGCGACTCACAGAAATAATGAGAGACTACGAACGCTGCGGCTATAAGATACATCACGCAACTATACTTTACTCCTTAAAAAACTATGAGCAAATTTGTTTCTACAACCCAGATATTAAACTTGTATTTAAAGCACTTATTGGAGATCCTAAACTTTATGTACTAAAACAAATACCAAAAGCCTCCGTTAAACAAATAGACAAAATACAAGAGATACTTTTAGGCTAAAAAAAAATAAGTTTGTTTATATATTAGTAGTTTGATTAATCAAAGTTTTTCAAAATATGAAAGTAGAAAACAGAGGCGGCACAAGGCAGGGTGCTGGTAGGAAGCCAAAGGCACAAGAGCAAAAACTAATAGAACGCCTAGACAATATAATAGACAAAGACGAGGCAATACAAACCCTAGGGAAGCTAGTAGCAAAAGGGGATATGAGAGCCTTACAGACCTATTTAAGCTATCGTTATGGTAAGCCCAAAGAAAGTATGGACATCAACTCTAGTGAGGGCTTAAACATCAATTTTAAAGACTTAATAAAATTCGTTGATTAAAGTAAAAAAAAAGTATCTGCCTATAATCTCAAACGATAGTAGGTACTACATAGTAAGCGGAGGCAGAGGGTCTGGCAAGTCATTCTCAATCAATGCGCTTTTAGTGATGCTTACTTACGAGTCTAAACATACGATTCTATTTACAAGGTACACTCTAACGAGTGCTTATATTTCAATAATTCCAGAGTTCTTAGACAAGCTGGAACAGTTGCAAATGACACAGGACTTCCACATAACCAAAGACGAAATAATAAACAAAAAGACTGGTAGCAAAATAATATTTAGAGGTATAAAGACCTCAAGCGGCGACCAAACAGCAAACCTTAAATCTCTGCAAGGTATCACAACTTGGGTAGTAGATGAAGCAGAGGAACTAACAGA